TTTCTGAGTCCGGATGCTCCCGTCGCTCATGAATTTCCATATCCGTCCATCCGGTGCAATAACCTTTTGGGTATCGTAATAATCTCCGATGGATTCAATCCTTCCTCCAAGAAAAGCTGCTGCAGTTTTTGCCGCCTGTTTTCTTGTAATCCCCGTCAATTCTACCTCGATTCCAAATCTCGTTGTAAGCATTGCGCTTTCTCCTCGCTTTCTCTGTGTTTTTTGCCATTTGGCAGTGTACATTAGGCCATTGAAAACACAGGATAGCAAGGCAATTCTACATGAGTTTCCGCTGGATTTTGGACAATTTTCCGCATCTCAATTTGTGTACATTTACAGCTTTCTGATCATATCTACACCATAAGCTGCACCCAAAGAAGAACCGCAGTCCCAGTTGATATGAATGGTACCGATATCATCCACAAAAGAGACTGTACCTTGGTCTCCCGGTTTCAGCTTAGAGTACGGATCATCCATGCAGATAAGCTCAACGCGTGTTCCCGGCGGATACTGCTCTTTAAGGCGAAGGACTATTTCTTTTGAAGGAAAGCCTCTTACACTCATTCCATCCGGCATTACCAACACTCCATCAGACTGTCCCCGCTGCTTAACCAGCAAGCAAAGCCACACTCCATCCTCATTAACGTGACAAAGCCCTTTGTTTTTCTCAATAAATGTGCGATCAACGCATAGGTCGGCAACGAAGTTGTCATAGTCAATCTTTGAAAGCTCGATGGTTTTTACAACTGCAAATCGTTTCCTCGTCTCATACCGATGCGGCACCTTTAGATCCTCAATCCTAAACGGATGCTTGACAAAGAAGGCGGTGCTATGAAAATCATTCATTCTCATCCACCGCCTTTGCTCTGCCTTTTCGGTACGCCCCGTTGCCGGGCAGCCTTGAAAGCAGCACCTTGCGTTCGGTTTTGAAGTTATCACCTATAAATCCCAGCCGAAGTAGGAAACAGCGAAAAGCATATTTTTCGTTATCTGTTTGTTTTTCGGTACGCAGCACACGTTTCTGCGCTTTTGCCTGTTCTGCCATCTGCTTTGCCAGTGTTATATACGTCTGTACTTCGTCGGCATTTAAAGTCGCTTTCCAGAAAGAGAAGGAAATCTTATCATTTTCAGCTAAGACTTCAAGTTCTCGGTCAATCAACAGTGCTTTCTTAATTAACGTCTCTTTGCTGGCCAGCATATTGTTAAGGTTTTCAAGGCTTGTCTCGCTAAAGTTCGCCAAAAAAAGAGTAATTGTCATGGTTCCCTCTGCGGATAAGCCCGCCATATTCAGCGCGTCAATAGCGGGACGGATGCTTTTAATTTCATCAAGATCGATGTCCGGCGAGTGAACCACACTGTCCCTGTCTACCGTCCAGCTATCTGTAGAGATACCGTCGTTTACCTCATAAGCAAAACCCGGTGCTCCGGTATAGCGCACCTGGCCTTTAAGGGCTTCAGCTATGACCGAGGCAATAGCTTTTCTCTCCTGACCGACAACCTTCTGTGAAAAGTGAAAGCTGTTATTGCTCATGCCATGCACCTCCCCTCAAATAAGCTAAACCATTTCTGATTCCCATAAAAAATCCCACCTTTCCTTTTTGGTGGGATACATTAACGCTCTGTTTTAAGGGGAAAGCAAGGACATTTTTAAGCAATCTGTGTTTCCGCGTAAGGAGTTTTTTCATCATCGCACAGCAGGAAAACCGAATCTGATCCAAATTGTGAAACATAGCGCTTTACAATCAGATCGCAGTATTTCGGGTCAAGCTCCATCATAAAACAAACCCGCCCGGTCTGCTGCGCTGCAATCATTGTCGTGCCGGAACCTCCGAATAAATCAAGCGTCAAATCTCCGGTATGGGAACTGTTTAGCATGGCCTTTGCCACAAGCGAAACCGGCTTCATGGTGGGGTGCTCCTCCGATACTTTAGGACGGGGGATCTCCCAAACATCTGACTGTTTACGGTCTTTAAGCGGGCAAAGACGTGTCCCTTCAAGCCAGCCATACCAGATCGGCTCGTACTGGGTATGATAGTCCTTTCTGGATAGTACCAGGCTGTCCTTTTTCCATATAATTGTGCTCGACCAGTGATATCCTGCCTCACGCATGACGTTCATCAAACTGCCCCATTCCTGAGCACTCATTACCACATAGGTCATGCATCCGGCTTCAGAAACCTCTTTCATGCAATTAAAAGCGCGCAATAAAAAAGCGCCGAATTCTTCGGTGCTCATCTTGTCATTTAGAATTTGCCTTGGCTTCCAGCTCGGATGCTTGGTATCTGAACCATAATCCACGTTCCAAGGCGGGTCAGTGAAAACAAACCTCGCCTTTTGGCCATCCATCAGCTTTTGCACATCTGAAAGCAGGGTGCTATCACCGCACATCAGCCGGTGGCCGCCAAGCGTCCATATATCGCCCCTTTTGGTAACTGGAGTTTTAATCTCTGCTGCTGCCTTTTCTGCATCGAAATTATCCTCTTTGACATTGGCATCAGTTTTATCGCGGAACAACTCGTCGATTTCCGCGGCATCAAACCCGGTAAGGGAAATGTCAAAGCCATCTTCATTCAAGTCCATAAGCAAATCAGTCAAAAGCGGAATATCAAACTCGCCGCTGATTTTATTCAGAGCGACATTGAGCGCCTTTTCCCGTTGTTCATCCAAATCAACTACAACACAGTCGATCTCCTTATACCCCAAAGCTGTTAGTACTTTATACCGCTGATGTCCGCCGACAATATTCCCGGTTCGTTTGTTCCATATGACCGGCTCTACATATCCAAACTCTTCAATAGACCGACGTAATTTTTCATATTCAGGGTCGCCCGGCTTTAAATCCTTCCGCGGATTATATTTCGAAGGTTTTAATTTTTCTGCTGGTATTTTCAGTATATCCATAAATCTTAACCCTCCAGTTTGATGGCTTTTTCACCGGTGAATTCCTCCCAGCGCTTAACAGCTAAATCACAGTAAATAGGAGATAACTCCATCGCATAGCATTTACGCTCGGTCTGTTCAGCCGCAATTATAGTGGTTCCGCTACCAGAGAACGGTTCAAGCACAATACTGCCCTTGTCGCTGTGCATTTTGATGCACCGCCATGGAAGCTCCACAGGGAACATTGCCGGATGCTCCTTGTTTGCCCGGACAGTCGTCATCTCCCATATCCCAGCGTAACCCCATTTTTTGCGTTCTTCCTTTGTAAGCCGTTTCACAAATTTATAACTGTGTCCCGCAAAGGCCGAAAGCCATACATATTCCTGATCGTTATATTCCTCAACTTCTTCTTTATTTCTGAAAGCCGAAATATACTCATACTGCTGAACCGGCTTGTTTGAAACAAGATGATATGGTCCTACACCGAAATTTTGCCCTTGCTTTTTCCAAATACGGATCCAGATAGGCCGGTAACCGTTGTCCAAAAACATATTCACACTGTAAACGCTGGTGGGTTCAATAAACTGGGATCCGGTAGCATAGAGATCACCTAAGTTCCAGCAAACAATATCCGCATACCTGCACAGGTTTCTAATCACTGGGCGTACTGTTTCGAACCATGGCTCAATCCCGGCTTTTTCATATTCTTTGCCTACTCCGTAAGGCGGGGAAGTTACTGCCATCTGTGCGTGACATCCGTCCATTAACTTCTCAAAATCCTCATTCTTAGTAGAGTCACCGCACATCAAACGATGATTCCCAAGAAGCCAGATATCGCCCCGTTTCGTTACCGGCTCGCGCTGCACGATTTCCTCATGCGCTTTATCTATGTCAAAGCTGTCTTGTACCGCCTCTTTGGAGTACCATCGGTTAAGTAGTTCGTCAATTTCAGAGGCGTCAAACCCTGTAAGTGAAACATCAAATGCACCTGCGTCCAGCTCAGCCATCAGCTCGGCCAGTTTATTCTCGTCCCACTCTCCCTGAATCTTATTGAGAGCAAGATTAAGCGCTTTTTCTCTCTGCGGGTCAAGATCTACAACGACACAGTCGATCTCGGTTTGCCCCAAATCCAGCAGCACCTTTAGACGCTGGTGCCCGCCTACCACATTGCCGGTCTTTTGGTTCCAGATAACAGGCTCAACATAGCCAAATTCCTCTATTGACCGTTTCAATTTTTCATATTCCTTATCGCCAGGTTTTAAATCCTTGCGCGGGTTGTATGCTGCTGGATTAAGTTTGTCAACAGATATTTTTTGTATGTTCATGTTGCATTCTCCTGTTCAATATTTTCTTAAGACCCTTTTTAGCACCCTCACAATCTCCGTTTATTACTTGTCCCCGCAGGGTGTTAAACTGCTGCTTCGATAAATGGTCTTTATATTTTCTAAGTTCAGCCACCCCTCCTGGCTGTCAGGAGTTTTTCCATCACATCATCGTGGGGAGTAGCCCCTTTGTATTCGGTAGCACAGTTTTCCCGCACAACTTGGTAAATCTGATACCACAGGTTATTGGCCTGTTTCATGAAGCTTTGACTCATGGCCACATAAGGTGACGGGATGGCATTGCCAGTCGTCGGATGCTTAGCAAGAAAGCCAAATTCGGTGATACATTCCTCGCACTGGATCCACCGCGCCACGCTCTGGGCATACTGCTCTATAAGCTGCGCAGGTATAAGATGAACACACCTGCGTTCCTTAAGCCACTGCCATGTTTTTTCGTATATTTCCACCGCCAGTGTTGTTTTGCCGTTCTTCTGCTTTGCAGCAAGATAATCCCTCGGTGGCGGCATGCTCTGTCCTTCCAGTTCCGCAGCGTCCGTAAACTCCATTACCATGAGCTTTCGTCTGCCAGGATTTCCTTCCAAAATCTTATCCGCCAGTGGCTTTTTCTTCTGTCCTGCGCCGATACGCGCCCCGCCGCGGTTGGTACCGTCTTTTGCCATACACATCACCTCGATTCCTGTAAAAATAAACGGGGGATATACCCCGTTTGAAACTGCGATTTTTCGCGCGTGACCCCCCGCCCGTTGCACGAAACATAACCACCAGAGGTTTTGACCCCCCTACCGTCTTGCCCATCGCTCCCCTTCGCGGGCAGTAATCGATGAGTGGCATTGCTTACACAGGCTCATAAGGTTGCTGTCTGCATTGGTTCCGCCTTTGGATAAAGGGATGATATGATGTACCTCTTCAGCTGGTGTAAGCCTTCCGTACTTTTGGCACTCCTCGCAAAGCGGATGTTCTGAGATATATCTGTCCCTGATGCGTCTCCATCTCCGGTCATAGCGTTTTCTTGTTTGGGGATCGCGTTCATATTTATTGTAATGAGCATCAACTTGCCTTTGATGCGTATCGCAGTACCTTCCGTCCGCTAGCTCAGGACAGCCTGGAAAGGAGCAAGGCCTTTTTGGCTTTCTTGGCATCTGGCCACCTCCTTTACGGGTATAAAAAAAGCCCTCACAGGTTCATCCCATGAAGGCTTATCCATAACTTTTCACAATACCATTATATTTGGATTTATACTGAATTTCATCTCATAAAAATCTCATCGGAAATACTAAACAGCACAATTGCTTTTCACCCATGGCATCCTGCCGTTATAATACTTATCTGAAATATACCGCTGCATATCGGGCGGCAAAGCTGCCAGCAAAAGATAAGCCTTTTTTTATAGAAGGAACATTTATCTTGCTGACACTTGCGTACAGTCAGGATATTGCAGCCATTCTTTCCGTTACTGCCAAAACATTTATCGACCATTTTTCCTCACTCCTGTTTTATGGCATAAAAAAAGCCCCGAAGGGCTTATGAATTTTTATGTCATTTTCCACGATATCATTATATATGCGATACCTGTGTTTTACATCTCATAAAAATCTCATTTCTACTTCCCGTATAAAAGCAGTGCCAGATGATTAAGCGCCTTGTCTTTCCTGCGGTACACCTGTGCTCTTTCAAGAAACAGCTTCTCTCCGATGTTTGCTACGGCTTCTGTTTTACTTACATCATTGACGAAAAACTCTGTCAGTATAAACTGTTCTTCCTCCGACAAGGCTTCCCATGCAGGCTTAAACCACTCCATATATTCCAATGCCCGCCTGTAACGTTCTTTCAACACATCAATCTCGTCAAGGCAAGCAGCAAGGCGTTCTTCGCCGC